GTCCGCTTCGAACTGCTCCAGCGACAGCAGGTTCAGGTACTTGATGTTGTCAGCGTAGGAAGCGCTCGGGCTGGCACCAGTCGGCTTCTCGGTGACCTTGGTCAGACCGTTCCAGGCGTAGCCGTTGATGTACGCGCCGGTCCCGTCAGGAATGTAGAGAACGCCACGGTCGATGCCGGTCTCGTACCGACGGGTACCAGGGGCGTCCCAAGTGAGCTTAGTCACTAGCTCTCCTCAGTAGTAAAGGTTAAAGACGTCGTGGTTGAGGTTGGTAACCACAAAGAACCGATTGTAGGTGCACATCGGCAATGCAGCGATCCTGTCAGGGATCGGACTGTCAGGATCTGAATCGATCACGGTCACCTGATATCGCTTGTTGTGGATATAAGGCAAACCATCGGCGAATTCGGATAGGGCGTTGTAACGCTGATAAACAATGCAGGGATATTGCATCTGCATGCTTTCGGGAGGCTGGAAATATACCTTCCCGCCGGAGCCTACAAGAGATTCAAGAAGAGCTTGAAGATCAAGCCTTTTTTGGTCCATTGTAGACACCTCCAAGCCTCAGAATGAGGCGGGGGATCTGCACTTCGACGTCAGTAACGTCCCACAAAGCCCCCGCCCATTCAACGTACCGAATGGCAAAGAAATGTTCGTTAGCGTAAGCATCCGCAACAATGGATATGGAGTTAGTGACAGTAAGATCGTCATTAACTTTCGTGCCATCGTACAGCTGGCGAGAGTTTCGAATGACATCGCCCATATAAACAACTTCTGCGGTGATGACATCCGTCCAAACGCCTGGTGCTGTCTCTACGTTTCCGCCGTACCCTACCTTTCCATAGAACTTTGCCACGGTTATCGCCTATCAGGAAGCAGGACGGTGGAAGCTCCACTGCTGCGGGTCGCTGGCGAAGTAGTAGCCAGAAGCCGCATGAGCCTGGACGTTCAGAGTCGCGTCCGCAGCCAGAGCAGTCTGAGCACCAGCCGTCAGAGTCGCGCCGGTGTCGTCGTTCTTGTATACCACGCCGGTCACGGTCGGAATCGTCACCACGCCGGTGGCCTTGTTGAAGGTCGGAACGGACGGAGTCACCAGAACATCGGAAGAACCGGTGCTCCAGACGACGATCGCCGACTTCGGCTTGGTCAGCGCACCCGAGACGCGGGTCTCGGTCAGGTACTTGTACGCGTTGTAGTCGATGTCGAAGAAGTCGAAGTTGGTGATCTCGCCGCCCTTGTTGGTGCCGAGGTTGTAGTCGGCCAGGTTGACGATGATCGCGAACAGGTTCGCCGTCGTCTCCATCGCCTCGACCTTGATGATCTCCGAGACGCCGAGGTAGGAGGCCAAATCGGACGCGTTGTTCCACATGCGCCGGTTGAAGCCGTCCTTGACCTGAAGGAAAGCCGTCAGAGTGGGCCACGTGGTGTACATGACCGGAGTGCCGGTACCCTTGTAGAAGCGCATCGACGCCATGATCGCGTCCGCGACCTCCAGCATCGAGGAGTTGGCATCGCCGATGTTGACATGCACGTCGGTCTTGTAGATGTCGTGCTCGTTGATGATCGAACGGATGCCGGGACCAGAAGAAGCGCCAGCCGGATCCAGGATCTTGTCCTGGTCGGAGACGTCGCGGCCGTCGCTGACGAGGATCGCGCGAGCGATTTCCTCCTTCAGCATCACGAACATCTCGCTCTTGATCCACGACACGACATCGAAGTCGGTGATGTCGATGATGTCGTCTCGTTCGAGCTTCTGCTTCTTGTAGACGGTGGTCGCGCTCGTGGTCCGCTTGGAGACGGAGAACCACTCTTCCTTCTTGAAGTTCCCCTTGATGTAGCCCTTCGCACGGGCCTCATCCATGGTGATGTCGGCGATGATCGACCGGATGTTGGAGAAGGGGGTCTTACTGCAGGCGCCCAGAACGCCGTCCACCCACTCCATCCTCCGAGAGAGGTACTGAGGAGTGCGGTCGAGGTTCTGATAGTTCGGGAACAGGACGTCGATCGGCTCGACGGCGTGAGCCAGAGCGTACTTCTCCAGAGCAGCGTCGAACGAGCCGAGCTTCTTGGCGTCCTCGAAGAAGCCCTGAACTTCGGAGTGCTGGATGACGTGCTTGCCCTTGGTCGGGTCGGTCATCTTGTCGGTCTGGTCGAACACGTTTCCGAGACGGGTCACGGGGTTGTCTCCTTCCTGGTGGCTGAGGTCGCCCTCGCCGGAGTTGTCTTCTGAGTGTTCTGCAGCGGCGGCCTCGGCAACGTCTTCCGCGTCTGCGTCGTTGTCGCCTTCGGTGTCGGACTCCTTGCCGACTTCGAGGGCATTCTCGACGAGCATGTTGACGAGTTCCTGCTGCTCCGGAGTGAGGGTGTCGTAGATTTCCTGAGGAGACGGCTGACCATCGCTGGGGGTCGAGTCACCAGCGTGGAACAGATTCTCTCCGGTGTAGATGACGACTTCGTCATCCAGCTCGTATGTGCTGCCGTCAGCGTGTCGAATGTTGACGTTGTCGATCTTTGCACCGGGATTGGCACCGGCGAGAACGAGACTCACTTCACGGATGTCTCCATGGGTGACGTTGCTGCCGTTCTGCTGCAAACCGTTGGCGAAGATCGAGAGGTGCTTCAGATCGCCATGCTCGACCTGGAGCTTGGCGTTCTTCCCGGCCGGTGTGTTGTTGAAGTAGCCATCGGCGCGAACGCCTTCGGGCAGATGCTTCAGAATCGCGTAACCGAGGATGCTGTTGATGTCCCTGTGGCCGTGCTGAAAGACGAGCGGAACCTGCTGACCGTCCATGTGCTTGAATGCACCGGGCATGATGGTTCGACCGTCAGAGCACTTGAGGTTGGCCTTGGTGGCCCAGCCACTGAAATCAGGTTCCATTTTGACTGTTTCCTCCTCCTGCTGTTAGTTGCGGCAATTGGCGTATCATCGGGACCTGCCGACTACTCGGCGGAAAAGGAGCCCGGGGCGGCGGCTTCAATGGAGCCGGTGTTGGCATGTTGCTGTTGTTTAGCTGATCGGCCTTCGGGTCCTTTGATGGCTTCCAACCAATAGCTGCACGCAGATCATTCGGAGTAGCAATTTCGTTACGAGACAACATGTCGGCCAACTTCGCGAATTCGCTCATGGGCATGAGAGCGAACGGATCGCGATAGAAGGTGATGCTCTGACCCTGCGTTCGAGCAGTCTTCGAAAGGAAGGTACGAACCATCGCTTCCGTCACTGCCTTCACGAGCGGTTCGATCGTCCGCTTGTAGTAGTTGATCATTGTCGATTCGTTGGCAGAACCGTTCATGATCGTGTCCGTAAGACCCAGCTGACTGTAGAGCATTTCTGTCAGATAGGTCACCTGCGTGAGAAGATTGTTCTCAGCCGGTCGGTTGAGCTGAGTGATCTTCTCAGTTCCATCCGTGTAAGCAATGCCGTACTGGCTGCCCTTGAGCTGGAACTCGATGTCTTTCCGACGATTATCGGCTTGCTGCCTTCGAGCTTCGGACTTGATGACGTACGGGAGTTGGATGATCAGGTCGAGCTTTCCCGAACTGGAAGCTTCGTCCACTGCGTCCAACATGTTGAGCTTTCTCACCAGACGCTGAAGAGTCGAACTGGGCTCGTTCATTACCTGGTAAAGAGGATTCTCGACGATGGCGACCATGCTCTTCGGCAAAGTGACTTGTCGACGGTAGCCAGCTTCCTGATCGTAGAGATTCACTCGAACATGTTCTGGCATCCAAGCAACGATTTCAGCGGCTCGAAGAGTCACAACGTCGTACGCGTTGGAATTCATCGGATCGATAGTGGTATCGACTGGGACGATGGCCACGACCCCCTTATCGAAGAGAGTCATGTAAATGTCCAGCCTGAGTTGGGTTGCAGCCTGATCGATGTTTCCTTCGACGGTAAGACAATTCTGAAGACCACTCTGAATGGTCTCGATGAACTTGCCTTCTTTGTCGTTTCGAACGTGGGCCATTTCGATAGAGGCAGCGTCACGAGCCAAGTGGTTCAGAATCGCCCCGATCATGGATCGTTCGTTCGAAAGATTGAGTCGAACTCGATCCGGCCTCGTTCCGAAGGTGTACCCGGAGGCATACCCTACGTCTTGCTGGTAGTTCTGATCCCAATTCGAGAACACGTTCCAAGCGTGCTTTACGAATGATCGGAAACCCATATGTCACCTCCTTCCAGTCTATTCAAAGGCTTCCTTGTTGGCTTTGTACGCGATATAGGCGTCCATCATCGCGGCAACATTGTCGATCTTCGCGTCTTGCCTCTTCTTGAGAAGCTTTCTGTTGCCGTTCGTGTCTTCCATGGTGATGGCGTTACCCATGGCGAAGGTCATCAAGGCTTGGTCGAATATGAGTAGCCTTTCCGCGCTGAGGTTCTTAAGTTCCCCCAGCGGTACGGACTCGGACTTTGCACCCTGTATAACCTTTTCGATCCCAAAGGGGCCGTTCTCAGCTTCCCAGCGAGTGACGAATTCTTTCGCGTTGTACGGGTCGAATCCCAAAGCACGTACATCGTATTCTGACTCCTCTATGAAAGCATCAAGGTCGTCATATACCTCCATCATGTCGAGAACGGTCCCCTCCAACACGTGAAGACTGCCCTCGTTGATGAATTCGTCGTACTTCTGTCTCATGGAGCCTGGAAGCTTCATGAGCGTCAGCGAAGTGATGTAGCTTCGCGTCTTGACTCCGAAACCTTCACGCAGTGGGAATAAGAACGTGAAAGCACAGAAGTCATCGCCTTGAGAAAGGTCGGCCCCAAGAGCACACGGCATTCTCCAGAATTCTCTCTTCCTATGGGGAAGAGTTTCATCATATGTGAAGAAGTACGTGTATCCTT